CCGTTGTACCTGTTGTACCCGTTGTACCTGTTGTACCTGTTGTACCTGTTGTGCCGGATCCCTGTCCACCATACGGCCACCCAGGAGGCCAAAAACCGTAGTAAGGATCGTAAAAATCGTAGTCTTCCCCACCATCTCCAGTATTTGTCACATCACCTGTAACCTCCAAATCATCTGGAATTTGGTTTGCATTAGCATCAACAGAAGAAGTTCCAGAACTTGCTGTAAGCACACCGCTTGCTATCAAGTCTTCCATGGTGGGAATGTTTTCAGTGTTTATTAAAGGATCAGCTCCTGCTGTATAAGCGGCAATACCTGTAGGGAAATCGCCCTGGAACCCGCTTAAATAATCAGTGCCCGTTGCGCCAGACTGAGCATACCCCATATAGTTTAACCAATCTTGCCACGCAAGATCCTCTTCAGAGGGACCGCCCCCCATGCCAGTTACATTAAAAACTGAGGCCCAAGGAAAAGCGCCGCCGTAAATATTTTCAGTCATTAGCCACCTCCCCATGTGGCAACTGGGGATTCATCCCAAGAGCCTGTTTGTTTGTAGTGGGCATAAATATCACTCCAATTAGCGGGTCGTCCTTTAGGATCTGCGTCAAAATATTGAACATCTTGTCCCATCGCACTTCTTTCAGCTATAGTGCCATATCCCACTCCTCTAGTCCCAAAGTTTTTGGCAGCCATCATGTCTCTGTAGCTCTCTCCGGTTCCATACATTTGCATGAAGGTATCGGCATAATATTTGGCTTGCTCTGGCGGATAGCCTTGATCCAAGTAGGATTGTTCATTTCCGAACATGTCATATAAGTCAGCTCTCTTGTTTATTTTGTTTTGTTCTTTTCTTTGCATGCGTTGGCTTTGGCCATAAGTGCTGCCTGCTCCTCTGGCTTTTCCGGGGCCGCCTACATTATACATTGCATCGTAAACCGGCATCATCATCATTGCAGAGGCTCCTGTCATTCCTGCTCGCATGTCTTGTCCCGGAAGGGTTTTGAAAGTTTGACCAGTATCTGGATCATATCCTGGAATTGCGTAACCCTCAGTAGCTTTTTGAAATTCATCTGTTGACATGTTCTCGATTTTGTTCATCATTAGTTCAATTTCATCTCGTTCTGTTGGAGATGCATTGGCCCAAGCATTATTAAGCTCACTTAGAAGACGATCCCTTGATCCCACTCCTTCCCACTTATTGGCACCCCATTGACCCACGTTTTTAAAAAGATTCCATATGCCCCCTGTGGCTGCACCAAGCCCTATATCTGCCCAAGGCATATCCTTAATAGTTTGTCCAAATTCGCTCATAGCGCTTGGATATGGTGTATAAGGTTGAGTATTAAAAATGGGGTGTAATTGTGGATCTCCTTGATAATATGGTGAAAAAGGATTTGCTTGAGCAGCAGCAACTGCAGCAGCATCCCCTTTCTCGAATGGATTAATCAGTGGGGCCGATGCACCACCGCCTCTAGCACCACCGCCTCCAGCTAGATTGACAATGCCTCCTTCAGCCATCTTATTCCTGGATCTAAGTGGACCCCTCATGGCGCTTATCCATGCCTTTTTTTCCATGTAATCTGGGGGTGCCCGAAATTCCCATTGCCTAGTTTCTTTGTTATATCTTTTGTTGCGGGCTTTCCAAGGACTATACTCTTCCGAAAAGTTTCCAAACTGTTTCTCAAGATTGCCACTAAATTCCCCGTGTGGCGCTGTTCTTATTCGCCAACCTAACCTCAGAGGATCCAAAGTGACCCATTGTTCTTCTTGAACTTCAGGAGGCAGCGCATAACCTGTTTCGTCAATTGGAACTTCAGCAGCTGTAGCTCCCCTCTCAGGCAAAAGACTCTCAAATCCCCTCTCAGGCAAAAGACCCTCAAACAAGGAGCTCTCTCCAAACCCAAGAACATCTTGGGCGGGTGTCTCAAATGGTATTTCTTCTCCCGCTGCTTCAGCCACTATGTTTGCTTGTGTCTCATCTGCAAACTGATCCAATTGAGGTTGAGATATATGTTGTCTAAGCAAGCCTTGGCCTAGAGTTTCAGCGATACCAGAACCAAAACCACGGAATCTTTTTTTAAGCCTTTCAAGCCTTAATCCTCTAAGCGCCTGGTTGATTCGTGTTTTTCTCTGGCTGTTTTCTCCGCTAAATCCTAATGATCTTTTTTCTTCTTTCAGTTCCTGTATCTGTTGGTTGTAGTCATCCAGCTCCCAATCGTCTGTATCGAAACCGGAACTGAGAGAGCCGCCCATTCTCAGATTGACAATGCCTCTGTCGTAATAGTTTTGAGTGTCTTGAAGTTGCAATAGCTTATCAATCCCACCAGGAGTGGGGGTAATGCCTAATTGTTCAATGAGCTCTACTTTCATTTTCGCATCATACTTAGTTGCGAAGACCCCATAAGCCGAGCATCTTCATAGTATTATACTTTTTTACTCACAAATCAATTGATATCGCACCATTGGTGCTGACCGACAGCGTGCCGACAGCCCCGGTTGCGCTCAATCCATTGTCTGATCCTGAGTAAATCTCGTTCCACTTGGCACCATCGTAGACTTGCAGGCTCTTGGCGTTGAGGTTCCAGATGACATCACCGGCATTGAACTTGTTCTGATTCATGGTGGTCAGTGTGTATTGTGGTGTTTCCGTGGGGTCAAAAGAACCTAGGTTCAGCTGTAAAATGCGAATCATCCTGTTGTAAAGATCAGGAGAAACCTCATTCATAGCGTTTGGAAGTTGCGTTTCAAGCAATCTAGCCATCAGCGCCTACCATTCATCTTGATATCCATACGCGTTGCCCCAACCCTAAAGCCCAGCCCCTGACGTAAACCAGCCGTGTTGTCGTCATCAGACTCAAACCTCAACACCACTTGGCGTCCTCTTGCTCTTGTGTTTATTCTTGTAGTTGAAGATGTTATCGATGTCGTTGAAGAGGTGCTTAAACTTTCTGCCGGCCAGTTGCGTTTCTTCAACACCACATTCATGGCTGCGTTTGAGTTTGATCCAGTGAACTTTATATCCGGGATAATGCGATTGACAAAGCTGAACTGTTCCCCTTCTTCAATATCCAGGCTACTCGATTCTATATAAACGTTGTCCATAGGCGAGCCATCTGCATCGTAACCAGTTTCTTGTTTGTAAAGATAGTTGGAGGTGTCAGTGCCAGTAGCCCTCGGATAATCTTCGATCCCCTCATCCAACCACGCGTGTCGTGTTAGCTGGCCGATTGACCAAGTGTTGTCAACATAGTTGTAAATGACGTAACGGTCTATCTCGGTTGAGCTACTTGATGGATAAAACCAACCAACCTCATCAAAGGCTTTGTTTAAAAAGCCGAACACCTTATAAGCCTGAGTAATGTTGATGTTGTTAAAAACATAATAATGCACTGAAGAAGGCAATGGGTTGACAGAACCGTTGTAAAAATAGAACCCCTTGAGATCCATCCAGAATATCCCTTCTGGTGCATTGATGGCCGCGTTGGGACCAATGAGTCCCACCCCTTCATTGATAAGGTTGTTGCTGAAAGTATAGGGCGATCCAACAAACGCCATGGAATAAAGCGCAGAATCCGTCCACACTAGAGTTTCCTGACGAGCCCTTAATGCTCCAACAATCAAGGAACCTGATGACAGCCTGAAAGACCCGGCTGTGTTGGTCAGCTTTGGCTCCCATTCGGGTGCGTTTTCCTGATCGCACCAACAAATAAACATGGGATCAATTGATCCTGTCCTGGCAGTTCCGCCTGCATTCAATGGATCTGCACCGAAACAAATGATATGGCGGTCAATGTCGCTGACCAAAATCTGAAACGCTTTGGTTGGCGGAAGGTTGGCACCGCTTAAATCAGAAAACGAAACAGCTCTAGTGCTTAAACCATTAGTGTTGTCCCAATAATAAATACCGCCTGCGCGTGGGTTCATTACCTCGTCTTCGCCAAAATTGTCGTGTGTCCATGTACGCAACTGATTGGTGTCTGAAATTGTGGCAACAGAGCCCCATCCACCACTTCCCCAAGAATTGGCTCCCCAACCAGAACCAGAAACATATACATCCAGACCTACATTAATCTGATAAGCGCCAATTATAGTGCCCTGTCCATCACCAGAATCACCAGCAGCTGCTGTTACTTCATCGCCGTCTGTGTCTTTAGCCTCAATAGTGTAAACATTAGCACTGGTAATAGTGGCAATTTGGTATTCTTGAT